CGCTGAGCAAAGGACTAGGCAAGATCTTTACCGACCTGGTGGTGCCCATCACACCTCGTGAGCTGATCAAGCAAGGTTACCTAGTGCCGACGAACTACTACGCCGGGCACACGATAGACACCTCTAAGATTAAGACTAGAGCGCTACCTACTGGCGGCAGCGACTATGACCCCAAGGCGCTAGCAAAGGCGATTGAGGCCGACACGGTGCCCGCGGGTGACGTCATTGAGAATATCAAGCTGCACGGAAAGGGTAGGCGTGGCATATGCTTCTCGCCCTCAATAGAGCAGTCTAAGGCCCTCTGTCGGGCACTTAACGCCAACGGTATTACCGCAGAGCATATATCTGGATACACGCCAGAGGACGAGCGGATAGCACTCTATGAGGCGCACAAGGCGGGAGACTTTCAGCTCCTCTGCAACTCGATGATCCTCTCAGTCGGATACGATGACCCAGGGGTGTCCCTGCTTTGCTGTATGTACCCAACGAAGTCTAAGCTGCTGTTCGTGCAGAGAGCAGGACGCATATGGCGCACAGCGTCTGGCAAAAAGGATAGCGTTTATCTGGATTTTAGCGGCAACCTTCGCAAGCACGGATTCCCAGAGGACATTGTCCCGGTCAGCCTTGATGATGGGGAGAAGAAGTTCAAGGAAGAGAACCAGGTAAAGAAAGAAGAGAAAGAGCCGAAAATGAACACCTGCCCGCAGTGCAGCACACTGTTTACCGGCAGACGCTGTTTTGGCTGCGGCTATGAGATACCAAAGAATCAGTCTATCTACCACGACGATCAGATCCTACAGAAAGTGGAAAAGGTTACGATGGAAGACAAGACCCGGTTCTATCAGGAGCTGCTTGGTTACAGCCTAGACCAAGGATACAACGAAGGTTGGGCAGCGTGGACCTATAAAGAGAAATACAAGGTCTGGCCTAGAGGCATAGACAAGATACCAAGGAAGCCTAAGAGCGATGACGTGCTCGGCTTTATTAAGCATAAGATGATAAGGGGGGCACATGCTCGCAGAAATTCTGGACAGGCTTGATAAGGTCCGCAAGTCAGGTGACAAATATACGGCATGTTGCCCAGTGCATGGTGACAAAAATCCGTCAATGTCTATCGCAGAGAAGGACGGCAAGGTCCTGGCTCACTGTCATTCGTGCGGAGCCAATGGTCGAGACTTGGTAGAGGCTATAGGGTTACCGATAGACATGCTATTCTCCGAGAAACGAGAGATGCTGCACGATCCTCACTGGATGCTCAAGAAGACTAGGGACGCAGACGATGGCCTTATCATGATAGCCAAGGCGGCCCTAGAGCGCGGTGAGCGAATGAAGTACAGCGACCGTAAGAACCTTAAGGTAGTACTCGCTAGACGAGACGAGAGAAAGCGTAAGGGCATAGATCAGATAGACAACTCTGATTGGAACCCGCTTAAAGAGCAGGCATATGGATTTTAGAAGAAGAGAGACGCCAGTATTTGTTGACAAGCGATCAAAGCAAAAGCAGTTAGATCAAGAAGTTATGCAATTCTTGGCAAATGGTGGTAAGATTGAGAAGATACCAACAGGTATATGTGCCGGGCATAGCCAAGTAAGTAGGCACTCGAGGCAGGTAAATCCTGCAGCAGATCCTAAGCACGGTGACTTATATGGGTAAGGGTTCAGGCAGACGGCCACTCAAGATAGACAAGGACAAGTTCGAGTCTAACTGGGACAAGATATTCGGCAAAGGCAAACAGGAGACTGAGTCATGTACGGAAAAGGCAAAAAGCGAAAGCCAAAAGGCAAGTAGCGCAGAACCACCGAAATGATAGTAATCGATGAGGGTAAGCCAATACCGCTGACCAGGGACGAGATAAAAGACGTCCTTCGCAGCAAGGGCTACCCTGTCGACAGAGAAACCTACTTCGACGAGATAGTTAAGATAGTTCGTCACCTAGAACGCCACTACGGAATAAGACTATGATCACAGGCAGGCCATCTAAGCTGACCGACGCTCTAATAGAGAAGGCGGCTAAGTATGCTACTAAGGACTACATGCTACAGAGCGAAGTGATCCCAACCATTGAGGGATTAGCTGTGTATCTAGATGTATCAAGGTCTACGATCTACAACTGGAAGACAGAAAACAGAGACTTTTTGGACATTTTAGACGGCCTCATGGCTAGACAAGCCAAGGAGCTGTTCTCTAACGGTCTAACAGGCGATTTCAACCCGACTATCACTAAGTTGATACTGACCAAGCACGGCTACTCTGATCGCGTTGAGCAGGACGTGACAAGCTCTGACGGCGCATTGGCTCCGACCAGTATTGTACTGCGTGGAGTGCGGGCAGATGACAGCAGCGACGATTGAGATCCCAGACAAGCTAGTACCTGTCTTCGAGGGCAAGGCTAGATACCGTGGCGCTTATGGTGGCCGTGGATCTGGCAAGACTCGTACCTTCGCTCTAATGACAGCTCTAAGGGGTTACCAGGAAGGCAAGGCGGGCAGGGCGGGCATCATCCTCTGTGGACGTGAGCACCTCAACTCTCTTAGTGAATCCTCTCTTGAGGAGATCAAGGCAGCTATCAACTCTGTGTCGTTCCTGGCTGACTACTACGAGATCGGTGAGCGTTACATACGCAGCAAGGACGGCAGGATCAACTACGCCTTTGCAGGCCTCCGCACTAACGTAGACTCTCTGAAGTCTAAGTCACGGCTATTACTGGCCTGGGTTGATGAGGCAGAGAGTGTCAGCGAGACAGCCTGGCAGAAACTCATACCGTCGGTCCGAGAGCACGACTCAGAGATCTGGGTGACGTGGAACCCGGAGAGCAAGAACTCAGCAACGCACAAACGATTCCGTGAGGACCCGCCAAAGGACGCTAAGATCGCTGAACTCCAGTGGTCTGACAATCCGTGGTTCCCTGACGTACTAGAGCAGGCAAGGCTCGAGGATCTAGAGAAGCGCCCAGACATCTATCAGCACGTCTGGGAGGGTGACTACCGCATCCACATTGAGGGCAGCTACTACGCTCTAGAGATGCTACAGGCTAAGACAGACGGCAAGCTCTGCGCTGTGCCCTATGACAAGTCTGCTGCGGTGGTGACTTCTTGGGACCTTGGTATGGCCGACACTACTGTGATTTGGTTCGCGCAGTATATCGGCAAAGAGATCCGAATCATTGACTATTACGAGAACTCTGGCTGCGCTCTAGACCACTACGTGCAGGTGCTCCAGGGTAAGGGCTACACCTACGACCAACATATCCTGCCTCACGACGTCCGGGTCAAGGAGCTAGGCACCGGCAAGTCTAGGCTCGAGGTATTGCAGTCTCTAGGCCTCAGCAACGTCATCGTGGCGCCTATGCTCAGCATCGAGGATGGCATACAGCAGGTCCGCTCAATGATCCCGCAGTGTTGGTTTGACCAAGAGCGCTGCGAGCGTGGCATTGATGCTCTGAGGCAGTACCGCCGGGATTGGGACGAGAACGGCAAGGCATGGCGGGGCAGACCTCTACACGATTGGACCTCTCACGCAGCAGACTCCTTCCGCTACCTGGCAGTGGGCTACAAGCCTACACACGTCTGGGGAGCACCTATCCGTCGCAACATCCGAGGGATCGCTTAGTCTGTGTTATACTCATGTCATCGGTACATGAGGACATAACATGGCAGCGGCAAAACTACTGGCGTCTGAGCTAGCTAACATAGCTCGGGTTATCAAGGATCAATTCTTTACTAGCTTTGATGCAGATGCGTCTATTGGCGACGTAATGGATAACCTTGATGCGTTCGACCCTAAGTCTAGATCTATCCTCAAGGCATTGGACAAGGACGATTGGCTAGGGTTTGAAAACCCGGTAGATGCCATTGATACAGCTCTGTCTGACCAGATAGACAACTACGAAGTGAGCACGCCTCTACGGTCATCAATCACCAGGGCTGCTAATCAGTCTAGCCAGGTTGCGCCCAGGCAAACACCTACTCCAAGGGCAGGTAAAATTGGTACGGCCACAGGATTGCTAGGGGCTGCAACTCTAGCTGCGCCAGAAGATGACGCAGAAGCCGGGGTGATGAAATTCGTTAAAGGGGCGGGTGGATTACTAACGCCTGAAACCAGACGCATTGCTACGCGATTCCCGACTGCGAAGGCTGCAACTGAGAACCCATTACAGGAAAACCTAATAGTGGACCTGGAGGCTATGGCTAACTCTGGCCCTGCCTTTGATAAGAACGTCGGCCTGATGTCTCAGTACAATATGCCAACGATGGGTAAGAACGCAGAAAGCCAGGCCGAGTCGTTCAGAGATCAGATATCAGACAATCTCTTGTACCTATACGATCAGACCCCTGCTCATATGGCAGATCAGGCCAAGCTATGGTATGACGGAGCAAACAAGATAGCAGGTCAGTTTGCTGAGCAATTTAGAGCGCCAAAGGAAGCTGTGGCCGGTGTACTGGCCGCTTTATCGCCTCAGAAAGATTGGTACATGAATGTAAGCCTGGCTGAGCGTGTTCTAGACATCGTCCAGAATAAAACCAAATCAGGTCTTACCCCAGAGATGAAAGGTCAGATAGGTATAACCTATGGTGACCCTAAGTATGCAAAGGACGTTGATGCTGTACTGAGCAAGCCTTACGAGGATCTGACACAGAATCAAAAGGCTATATGGGTCCGCACATATGACGAAGCGCACAACCCTCGCACACACAGAATAGTAAGCCCAGACGGTCAATTCATGGACCTTGCTACCAAGGCTAATGGCGAACCTAAAGGCACTGGGTGGGGATCTAACGTAGAGATAGGCAAGGCTATTAATGTTCTAGAAAACCCTAGCATGGATAACATCTCACAGCAGATGGGCGGCATGCATAAGGTAAGAAATTTCTATAACAATATCATCGACCCGAATGCAGAGTTCGGTGATGTAACTATTGATACCCACGCAGTCGCAGCAGGACTTCTAGAGCCGTTTAGCGGTAAGTCTACGCCAGTGGCGCATAACTTTGGCACAGGCTCTGCTAGCTCGTCCAAGACCGGCGCGAAGGGAACTTACGGCCTATACGCTGACGCTTACAGGCAGGCAGCAGGTCAGGCAGGAGTGCTCCCTAGACAGATGCAGTCAATCGCCTGGGAGAATGTAAGAGGATTGTTCCCGGCAGGATTCAAGACAAAAGAGAATGCCGCTGCTGTCAATGCCATACAGAACGATTACCTTAAAGGCAATCTGACTCAAGACCAGGCTAGAAATCGAGTGGTTGAGCTTGCGGGAGGGATTGAAACTCCATCATGGTATAACCCTAGCAGGGATGTAAGAGATATTAAGTCTACTGCTGAATCTAGTTTTAAACCTTCGGTAACATCAAAAGGATTGCTAGGGGTGACAGGTCTAGGTGGAGCAGGCGGCACTATGGCCTCTCCTGTAATGGATAAGTACACTGATCCTCAGATGAGAACGCAGCTACAACCCAGGCCTCAAATGATGAGATCTCCAGAAAGCGGAGTCATGGCAAACATGGCTAACACGATGGGTGATATAAACGCCGGTGTCCGAAGAATGGACCCTACAGGCGGTTTGCTTGCTCCAGAGCTTCCAGAGGATTTATTCAGGAAGAGCGCATATGGCGAGAAGCGAGGCGTACTAGACTATCTATTTGGCGCCATGGGCATGATGTAAACAGGACACAACCATGGCAATTACAACATACACAGAGCTGAAGTCTACAATAGCTGACTTCCTCAACCGGGACGATCTAACGGCGATCATCCCTACGTTCATCTCTCTAGCAGAGGCCCAGATGGAGCGTGAGGTGCGTCACTACAAGATGCAGAAGCGGTCCGAGGGTCAGATAGACACCAGGTACTCTCAGCTACCGGCAGACTTCCTCGAGCCTGTACGCTTCCACCTGGACGACGGCAGATCATCAAGGCTAGAACTGCTATCGCTAGACGACATGCTGCAATACCGCATGGACACTAACGACGCCCAGGGCAAGCCACGCTACTACGCTGTGTCAGGTGAGGCTATAGAGGTCTATCCTACGCCCGATACTACTTATAGCGGTGAGCTACTGTACTACGCAGAGCTAGAACAGCTATCAGACTCTAACGCCTCCAACTGGCTGCTAGAGATGTCACCGGATGCCTACCTGTACGGATCGCTGACTCAGTCTGCCCCATACTTGAAGGACGACGCCCGAATGCAGGTCTGGAGTGTGTTATACTCTGGTGCTGTAGCAGGAACTAATTTGCAGAGCGATAAAGCCAAGTCTGGCGGCTCTGGTTTACGATTAAAGATCAGGAGCTATTAGATGAGCTTTACTAACTCGTTCGAGACAGACGTCCTCAACTGGGGACTAACAGCAGGTTCAGTTACACGCCCTACAGCGTGGTACATCGGCCTCTTTACATCTGACCCTACTGACACTGGCGCTGCCGGTACAGAGGTCACAGGCGGCTCATACGCTCGCACAGCGGCCACGTTCACCGTAACAGGTGACACGGCTAGCAATAGCGGCGCGGTAGAATTCCCTGCTGCTACTGCTGATTGGGGCACAGTGAGCCACATTGGCGTATTCACTGCCTCTAGCGGCGGCACTATGTTAGTCCATGCGGTCCTGACGACTGCCAAGGCTATCGCCACCGGGGACGTATTCCGTATCCCTACTGGTGATCTGGACATCACGCTAGACTAATGGCGCTGAGAGCCGGTTACGGCACTGGTCCATACAACGTAGCAAGGTATGGCTATCCGCAGGTATATGAGGCAACCGTAGCAGACAGCTCGGCGGCCTCTGTTACCGTTTCTGGCGCGTACACTAAGCTAGCAACCGTATCGGTCAGCGTAACCTCTGGTGCGAGTGACCCTAGGCTAGTAAAGCGCCGGGTGGGTTACGGCACTGGACCTTACTCAGAGGCTCGCTACGGCTACCCAGAGATCTGGGAGGGCGCATCTGCTGTCTCTGTGACCTCAAGTGTTACCCAGGCAGACTATGAGCGCATCAAGAACGCAGCCTCTACAGACGCCTCTGCGGCCTCTACATCGATGGTTGGTGTCAGGGTAAGGCTAGGTGATATAGCAGACACGAGCACTGCAACAGGGACGGCTCAGGCATTCCTGGCAATTGTTGGGGCGGCAGCAGGCAGCGCCACGTCTTCAGTAGCAATAAACTATGTTAGAATTAGACCATTCTCTGCTAGTGATAACGCCGGGTCAGAAGTCGGCACGTTCGCTAGGTACAAATGGATAGAGCAAATAAATGCGTCCGAGACCTGGACGGAATCTGATTACCGAGGTGACTAACGATGGCTGATACAACCACCACAACCTATGGCTTAACTAAACCCGAGGTCGGTGCATCTGACGACACCTGGGGCACTAAGCTAAACACTGACTTAGATCTGCTAGATGATCTGCTAGACGGCACTACGGCCATTGCGCCTAACCTGTCTACGCTGACCATTGCCGGTACTGCGGTAACCTCTACTGCTGCTGAGCTGAACATCCTCGACGGTGCCACCGTCACTACGGCAGAGCTGAACATCCTTGATGGTGTTACCTCTACTGCCACAGAGCTTAACCTGTTGGACGGAGTCACAGCCCTGGTCACAGCGACTAGCACTGACACGTTTACGAATAAGACCATACGAGACACTGTATACGCTCTGTCAGGCACAGCCTTTGACGCTACCAACGGCGCAGTTCAGACCAAGACTCTCGCAGCTAACACGACCTTCACAGACTCGCTAAGCTCTGGTGATGCAATCGTCCTACAGCTCGAAG